TTCTTCCACAAAATAACATAAATCCATAGTTTCAATTTGTGGTGGTAATGGTTGATATAATTTTACAAATCTTGATTCAGGATTATCTGGATTAGGAATCATATTTGTAATTAAATTATAAGTTCCTTCTGCAACTAAATATGTATTTAATCTTTCAACTTGGTGTTTAATATACTGAACCATAAAATCTTGGTAAATATCTTTTGATGTATCTTCACCAATATTTTTATTCTCTAATGACATATCTTCCCAAGATTTATTAACACGAACTCTATTATGGTCTAACACCTCAATAATTTTTGCTTTATAATCAACAGATACTACTTCACGAATCTCTGGTATTACAATTGGTAGAGGTGTGTTTCGAGAAACCTTTATTTGTTTTACAATTTCTTTTGTTGTTAATGTTGGAACAACTCTATCCATAACAACTTCATTATCACTAACAAAAGGTGTACTCTTTGGAGTGGAATATCCACCTACCTCAGGTATAGCGTCATAAGTAAGACCACCTTCATCGGTAAATCCAACTTCCCCATCCATACTACTATAATTACCACCACCAGGTATTGGTCCTGCAGGTCTTAACATTTTAAATCTATTTCTTGATTCAAAAAATCTTTCTTTCCAAGATTTATTATTATCAGATTTCCATTTGTTTAATGTAGCACTTACCACATTATCTGCATATATAGTGTGATGTTTATCTAATTGTAAATTCCAAACATCAGTAGGTTCTCCATGAAATTCTTTACCAAGTTCACTTGCAAGATACCAACCACCTTTATAAAAGATTGGATGACTATTTGTTGTAATGAGTTTACCAAATTTTACAAACCTATCTCCATAAGGTAAGTTTTCTTTTGTTACCTTTAATACTTTTGCATACCCTTGTTGAGTTTTAACTTTCATACCTGGTTTCATCATCTTGATTGGTATGGTACGATTGTTACTTAATTTTATTTTTGTATCACCTACAAAACATATGCTACTTGATTCATCCCAACCATAAACTATATCTTCTTCTGGTAACTCTTCTCTGAAATCCTCAACAATATCTACAAAAGGTGTTGGTACTTTATCTTTAACTTGTTTTTTTACATAATCCACATCCAATATATCAATTGGGTCTGGCGGTGGTGGGTCAGGATATATAATTTCTTCCTCTTGAATAATACGACCATTGATTTCATAAATACCTTGAATTGATATTTCACCCCCAACCATCGCATCAGTAAATCCTCTATCTTTTTCATCAAAGTTTCCAACTAATACATAAGGGTCTGTTAAATCAAATCTAATTGTTCCCGCATCATTATCAGGAAGTTTAGTAGGTGTATAATTTATAATTCTATTTATTTCTTTTAAATTTTTTCTATAGATTCCATTCTTAATATCTTGATAATTAATTTCTACTTCGGTTCTATCTTGAGATATTTTTTTGAAAACATATTTCATTTCCTTTGGAAATATTTCAGTTAATTCTGCTTGTGAATTTCTATTACCAAATTTTTTAGTAGAGAAATATTTTGTTACTCCATTTACTACTTTAGTTTGTATTTTACCTCTATGAATATCACCATAATCATTTATAAAAACCGTATCATCTTTACCTGCTATTTTTCTAAGGAATAAATATTGAACTGAAAACTCTCCTTGTGAATATCCAAGTTCTCTTAAGTGAGTTCCAATATCTAAATTAATTGTTTTTTCATCAGTAAAATCAACTACATTTGTTGAAAATATTTCATCTTCTACAAGAGTACCTTGTTTATTATAAACATACAAATGAATATAATCACGACTATCTCTTCCAAAACCAGAATATAAATTCTTTTTGGATTCTAATTGTTCTCTATCTTTAGGTGTTAATCCGTAATTAATCATTATTAATCTCTATATCCGCCCATTAAGTTTTTTAATCTATCTGCTAAATTGTTTCCAATACCACCAAACATACCACCAAACCTTGATAATTGAGATAAATCTATTTGTGGTGCAAGTTCTAATTCTGGAAGAACTGGAGGTAAATCTATTTCAAAATCAGATAAATCAATTTCAAAATCTTCTGCTGATGGTAATGCTTCTATAACTATTTCTTCTTCTATTTCGTCTGTTGTATCTATAATATCTTGAATAACTTTGTTTGAAGTTGCAGGATTAATTCCTGTTTCATCATCTGTTTCATTAATCAATTGTTTAAATACTGATTTCTCACTACCATCATTACCGAAAAATTCTTGGAACCTATATCTATCAGCAGACCTTTGAGTAACTTGTAATCTTACATATTGATATGGTTCCTCTATAGAAACTCCAGGATTCTTTGGGTCTTCATATGATAATAAAAATCCATCTTCATCTCTAACTTGTTGAACTGCATCAATAGCAGAACCAGAAATTGCATACTCTTGTTTATTAGTTTCAATTTCTTTAAGAAACTTTTGTTCATCTGCATCTTGTATGTTTGTATAATAATCAGATTTTCTAGCTTGTGTTATTGTATAGGGCATTTTATCTCACCACTTTAAATTCAAAATCATCATCATACACTTGTGAAGTTTCATCTGCTCCACTACCACTCACTACTTTAATTTGAAATTTGTAATATCGTTCTGGCATAAATCCATTCATCCATAGATTAAAGTAATTACCTGTAGAATCACAACTCACAATTGAACCTGTACCAAATGGTACGATTACATCTTCAGTTAAACTATCCACAACTGAGTAATAAGTTCCTTGTGTTAAACCTCTACTACCACTTGGTAAAGTTTTAACGGTAAGTGCAGCTGGTGTTGTATCAAAACCTCTTGTTGGATACAATTCTCTACCAACTAATCTAAATTTTACTTTTGAATTTTGTTTGTATTCTTCTCTTAATCCTTTAAAATAAATTGTTAAGTTTTCTAAATTAGTTGAACTCAATTCAGATAAACTACCTGTACTCCAACTTGAATCATCCCACTCTATTTCTAATTTCGGTGGAAAGACTGTATTGGTTTCTCTTGAGAAAAACTTTAATTGTCCCAATTGAGATGTATCATGTTCTGCAGAACCAGTAGCGGTTGTTGGGTCAAAGATACTAAATCTACTTTGTGATGTATGTAAGTTTTGTCTCTTAACTATAAAACCATAATTTGGATAAACTGATGATGAGTAAATATGATTCTTCACCAAATCAGTAACATCCATTCTTAAATCTTTTGTTTCATAAACTAAATCATATGAAGCACTAACATTGTATTGAGATACAGAACTTGTAAACCAACTACCACCTTGAGTTAAATTATCTCCACCCATCCATGTAGTTTTTTGTGTATCATTATCACGATACTTCCAACTTGCTCCATCACTTAAGACAGGGTCTCTATCCATATATCCTGTTCCACCATTCCAACTACCACTAATGATATATGCAAAAATACTTTGTTCTACTGCTAATTCCTCAGAACTTGCATCATATAAATTTAAATAATATTTTGCATCACTTGGGATAATTCCACTTTGTATTGATGATGAAATATAACCATAATCAAACTTTATTAAGATACGAGAAACATCTACTGTCGTACCTGTTGAGTTTACATTTTTTCTAATTTCTAATATTTGGTCGATACCAGTGTTATAAGATGAAGTTACATTTCCCTCATAAATGGTTGTATCGGTTATCGGGTATTCAAAATAATACATTAAATGTCTCCTACTACTCTACCTGTTATATCAGAATTTGGATATTTAATTTCAAAACAACAAGGGTCTAATGATGGATAAACTACACCATCTTTTGTTGCTGATGGTATATCATAAACATGACCACTATATCCACTTTCTGTTTGATAATTGTTTTCTATCACAACCATTTGTTTTTGTGGATTATCTTCTGTTGGTGGAACAACACTTGCCACACCATCCACTAATGAAATCTTGTATGCAATATCACTCAATATAATTGGTTGTCCAATTTGATATCTATCAATATTAAAATGTTTTTTAACTTCATCAATACATTTTAATAATACTTCGTTTTTATTGTATCCTCTTTGTGTGATGATGCTAAATCTTACACTAATATTTACAATATATGCATCCTTGATATTAATTGCATCTGTCATTAATCTATATTGAGATAAATAAGTTTTTAAATTTTGTTTTACTGCTCTATTTAAAGTAGTTAATTTCTTTTTAGAATCAAATCCTAAAACATACATATTTAGTGCCAATGGATTTGCTATTGGTTGAGTTCCAACATTCTGAACAATCTCGCCCTCTTTCATAATAAGTTTTGTATGTTGTTCTAATTGTTCATCTTGTATAATATAAGTTTTTGCAATGTTACCATATTTTTGTGGTAACGAATATGTTCTAACTGCGTAATCTTCTTTTGTAACTGCTCTGTTTTGTGATGCAAAATAAGCTAATGCATTTTGTCGAGTATCTTCTATAGTTTCTCCGTTAGAACCACCTGTTGCTGGAACAGGATTTGTTATTGATAAACTTTGTTTCATCGTGTTCACTTCAGTAGAATTTAAATTATCTTCATCAATTGTAAATGTTGGTGAATCAGTTCTCGTGATTGTGTTACTTGCTGCATTATCTTGAATACTTCCACCATGAGAATACTTAATTGTTAATGTTGTGTTTTTTGGTGCTAATCCATAAGTTCTTGTTTTCAAGAAATTACTTGGGTCAAATGATTCATCAAGTTTAGATAAACCTGTACCAAGTGAACTACCAACATTATCTGGATTTGGAATTATTTCTTCATCCGCATTATCACTAATACCTGCACCAAATCTTAGTTCTACTTTACCATCACTACGAATATATTTTACAAATCGTTTTGGTGTTTTAATTAATTGTAAAAGAAATGGTGATTCTTTTTTATATGTTGATAAATCAGGACTATTCTTTTCTGAATTTTCTATTGATTTAAATACCGTATCTTGTGCAAGAAATGGAACTTCATACCAAGTATCTCCATCACTATCGGTACAACTTATAATATCAATTACATTAGAATTATTTAAAATAATTTTATCAAATTTTGTTGCTCCACCAAAACTAAATTCTTGTGTTGTTACTTCACCCGATTTTAATATACCACTTTTAGTTAAAGAAAAATATGTTGGTGTTGTACCACTTGTTTGTGCAACTTGAATTTCCATACTATCTAAAGAACTTGATGCTTTAAAATTAATATCATCCATTAATCTAAATGTGGTTCCGTTTCTTGAAGAGAATCCACTATCTGCATCTAATATAGGTGCATAAGTTAAATCAGGTTGATATGAATCACCAACTTGAACTGATGGAACTTGAACGGTAAATCTACCAATTGCTGTAGCTGGTGTTGATAGTTTTGGTTTGTATCCAAATGATTGTGCAATCTTAAAAATGTTTTTCTTTTCTTCTGCTGCATGTAATAGAGTTTCACGATATTGATTATCAACATAGAAGTTTAACATATCACCAACATAAGCAGCCATTTCAATAAACATCATACCAGGGTCTGATTCATTAAAATCATTGTATGTTTTTGGGAAGTAAGATTTAGCAAAGTCAATCAAGTTATTTCTGATAGAACTAAACTCTCTACCAAGATATGATATATCTTTTTTTATCGTTTTCTTACTTGTGTTATAATCAGGATTCTGTGTTGGCATCTTAAACTCCAGTATTAAAATTAAATGTAATAGTTTCTATTGCATCCGGGTCATCAATAGTAACTCTAAATTCTAAAGAAACAGTAATTAAGTTTGGATTTTTTTCATCAACAAAAGTAGTAACATTTTCAGCTACTACGTAAGGTAACCATTCTTCTAAAGCCTCTTCTATAGCAGATTGTATTCTATCACCAATCTCTTCATTAATTGGTTCAAATAATATTTCTGATAATCTACTACCGAAATTAGGTTGTCCTACTCGTTCACCTTTTATAGTTAGTAGTAAGTTTTTTATATTAGATGAAGCCTGTTCTCTTAAAGTACTTGACCTAATAAAGTTATTATCAACTCCTTCCTTTAAAGGAAATGTTAAACCAAAATATGAATCTGGGTCTTCATTAATTACTCTTACTACATTTTTTGTTGCCATTATTTTTTACTCTTAAACTTATCGTGTTTCATTAAATCTGAATAATCTCTTGTTAAAGCATTTAGTACACTTTCAGGTACATCATTTGCACTTAAATTCTTTTCTCTTAATGTTTGTGCAGCTATCATGTTTCGTTGTGTTTCTTTATCACTACCTGCTCCAATACTATCTCCATATCCCAATAGTTCGGTAGCTCTTGATGAATCAAATGCTCCACCACCCATTGTTGGATACTCATCCATTTCATCACCTTTACTTAAAGCAACTGTTTCATTTAGTACATCATTTAATGCTTTATTTTCTGTGTATTGTACAGATTCTTTTCTCTGTACTGATTTTACAACTTGTTTAGGTGCAAGAGATTTTAGAGACGATTTATTCTCATTAATAAATAGTTTCTTTACCTCTTTTTGTACTTCTCGCCTTACAACTTCTTGTATTATTTTTACAAGTGCTTTTTTAGTCATTTCTAACTCCTGTGTTTATTTATCAATTCTATGTTTACTACTTAAAAATCTATCCAATTGTGCTTGAATCGAAGATACTTGTCCAACTAATCCAGCTCCTTTGTTCGATACATTCGTTGATGTTAATCCTGTTCCAAAGGTAATTAATGCTGATGATAATTGGTTTAACAATGTATTTAATGTTCTTCCTAATACTTGTGGTTGTGATGCACTATCACTTCCTATTTTCACTACTGGTGATTTAAAAACAACTTTATCTGAATCCACAAGTGTATCGGGTGTCTCCACAACAACTTGTTTAACTGCACCTATTGAAATAAGATTGGAACTAAACATTCCAACATCACCTTTGTTCTTAGTATTAAATATAATGTTATCTGAACTTAGTAAAATATTTTTACCTTTTTTATTTTCAAAAATAGTTTTTTTAGCAGGTGAATAATCTAATTCTTGGTTTGTAACAAGATGAATACTTGAACCATCTTTATCAATGTTTTCTCTTACAGGTTCTTTTTTATTTCCTTCTTTTGTTGTTCCTGCAGTTAAAATGATATTTGGTGAATTTGGATTTTGATTTCTTTCATCACTACCTAAACGAATTGCATTTCCAAACCTACCATCAATAATTACATCACCCTCTTTAGGTAATAATCTACGAGCATCAGTTTCTTTATTTATATAGTATCCAATTTCAGTACCATTCTCATCACCTTTATTTGCTGTTATTCTACCTATATTAGAACTTAAAGTATTTTCTGATTTTATTTTACTAATTCCATGTTGTGTATTTATACTTGGATTACCAAAAATATTTATTTGTGAAAAGTAATAATTATCACCAAGATATTCACCAGAAACTAATACTTCACCAACAACAGGAATCGTATGAACATTAGGATTTAATGGTTTAAAAATTTTACATTTATCTATATTCAATCCTTGTTCAGTAATAATACCTCTACCAATTACTGCACCAAGATATTGATAATCAGGTGTACCATCTTGTTTTTTTGGAAACGATGGCAATCTACTATCCAACAACACCTCTAAAACTTCAATTGGTTCAAGTTCATAAAATCTATTATCTTGTTGGGCAATCTTCAGATACTTTTTTAAAGTATTGAAAGTTTGTATCCCACCTTGAATTACTGGTGTTGTTCGTGAATCTTTTTTTATGTTAAATCCACCACTCATATGTTTTTTAATTTACCTTTGCTGTGATATTATCTGTATGGTCTTGTAACTCATGAACCGTATCGGTTATGTTTTTCATTAATTGGTCTTTTTCTGCATCCGTTAAACCAAATTCACTATCTGAATCTTGTTTACTACCCGCTTGTGCTAACCTTTGTACAATGGTTGCTAACTTAACAAGTTGTTCATCGTTCTTAACATTGATTTCTAAGTATTCCTTTAACATAGGAACTATTTGCACAGCGGTATCCCCATCTTTAATAAACCCAACAATCTCTTTCATTAGTACTTCTAATTGTTTTTTATTGTTTGCTGAGTTATCATAGATGTCTTTGAACACATCTGAAAGGGTTTTACCCTCGAATATTTCGAAATCTATTGCCATATTTTCACCTGTAAGTTATCAATAATAAATATAAAACTATCAAAAAATCGGTGTATATATTTATATACCATTTTATTTTTCTAAATATATACAATAGTTATTATTGTGTCGGTGGAAATCCGACTTAATTGATAACTAACGGGAGAAAGACCATATGAAGGAAATCATAACACTCGTCAAAGGATACATTAATGACTTAGCGGATTTAATGTTATCGTTTGTAGCCATTGGGGCGATTTCTGAAGTAATTTTCGGAAGTGGTATCTTTGGTGTCAATGTTATTGGAAATCTAACATCTATAATCAACACATTCGGCGAATCTGGATTTGCTGGATTAGTCGCTTTGTTGGTGTTAGTCGGTTTATTCCGTAAGTAGTACTATATCGGATAGATAATAAGGGGAAGTCTTTTCCGAGGCTTCCCCTTTTTTATTTTATACTCCTCGTTGAAAGTATTTCACTAAGAAGTATCCAGCAACTGCAAATCCTGCAATCACTAAGTAACTTGTAAATTCCATCATTTACCTCATCTGTTTATTAACAAATTCTTATAAGTTCCAACTACCTGTGTATCGAGTTTCGATAGAACCTGTAGCAATATAGGTTTTATGTAATTGTTCATGATGTTTCTTCATCACGTTAATTACACGAGTGATGTGTTGTGTGTTTGAACCAGTCATCTCACGAATCAAGATGTATAGAGCTTTCTTATTGAAGTTATCAATACTATCTTTCATCTCAATTAACTGAACTACAGCATTAGCTACATCTAAATCTTTCTTTCGTTTGAAAACAGTTGTTAGATTATTTTGCCAATACTCAACCATTTGTTGTAAGTACTCAATCTTTATTTCTTTATTTTCCTTACCTCTCATTTCAGTTACCGGGTCTCTCTTGTAATCCGTAACTTCCTCACTATCATGTTGTTTCAATCGTTTGTAGTTATTGTTGTTATGTAGAATCAAATAGTTCTTAGCAACAATACTAAAGTAAGAGAATGCTTTACCCTTACCCTCTGTGAATTTATGCATATTCATATACAAGAAACTTACTACTTCGTGCATTACATCTGAACTTGGAACATCAAAGTAATAAAACTTAAACGTATGAATGATATTTTCAGCCAACTTCTCAAAAGGTGTTCTGATATGTTCATTGTAAATTCGTTCTCTCATATGTGGACGAGTTTCTTTATTGTGTCTGATGATTGCATCTTCTGTTCCTTGATGGAAGTAATATCTTGGTGAACCCTTTGCTGCTTTTCTTGGCATTATATCTCCTTATCTGTTATAGTTTCTAATTCAGTAATTGTGTCTTGTATTCCTTTAAACACTACACCGATTTCATCATCGGCTTCAAACTTACCCTCTGAATCTAATTCATCGAGTACGTTTTTTGTTATGATTATTTTTGCAGCATATTCTTCAATCCAACCCTCTAACCTCTCTACTTTTTTCGTAAGGTTAAATGTTGTGTATCCAAATGTAACTGCTAAACAACCAAGTATTATTTCTACTATCATTTTTTCTCTCCAAACAACTCTTCAAATAAATCCTTTGGTGAATCACCTGTGAGTTTAGTTTCTACTTCTGTATTTACTGCTTGTTTAATATTAGAAACTTTCTTACTAACTTCTTGTTTAGATTGTTCTTCACCTTGTTCCCATTTATCATATTCAAGATGAGTAGCCATCATATCAGCTTGGTGTAGAACATAAGCAATATTACTACGAAGACGAGTTGCGTGAATATAACCTGTGTAGTAACTTTTGTTAGCCTCTTCATACATCCCATCAGTTAATTTTAATCCAATGTATTCCCACTTGGACATCTTTACACCAAAGTGATTCAATAAAAAGATTGCTCTATCAGTAACAGTCATGTATTGAATCTCATCATTGTGTTTGAAAATCAATCCTTGATTCTTACGATGCCAATCTGAATCGTTTGGTGAATAATACTCACCCTCTAAATCACCAACTTTACCTAAGTCGTGATGAAGAGCTGCAAATACTAATTCTTCATTTGTATAATTTATATGAGCTCCATTGTCTTTCCATAACTTGTTTATCTTTAGAGCTAAACTAGCTACATGAAGAACATGCTCTACATAACCACCTACAAAGGCGTTATGATAATGTTCCTTACCACTTGCTGGAGCAACTATCATTCTATCTTCTAAGGTATCATACATTTCATTTAATCGTTCAAGTCTTTCACCTGAAAATGTATCATTAACCAACCTACGAAGTTTCTGATAGTTTCCTACCAATTGGTCTTGTGTTAATTGTGTCATTTATTATTTCTCCATTTTTAGTTATCAAATTTTTTAAGATTTTTTAAATACTTGTTTGTAGAATCTTGATGTGCTTTTTTCATATTATATTTAAACTCTTTTATCATACCAATGTTTTTTCCATCTTTACCTTGAGCCATCATTTCTTTTCTAACACTTACATACTCTGGCCACTTGTTCATCAACTTCTCATGTTCTTTATTGTGGAACTCCGCATCTCGATACTCCGAACATCCACCCTCTTGATATGAACCCCAATGTGCTGAATATAAATCTGTTCTTCGGTTTGTGTAACCTCGTGTTAAATACTCTAACATAAAGTTAGCATCTTCACCAACTTGACATAAATCCCAATCAACATACTCTCTAAACTTCTTACATTTTTTACCATCAATACAATGCATAGAATTAAAAAATATATTATCATGTGTTGAACCTAATGGTGGTAAGTTAGTTCTTCTATGTCCAATATGAACTAAAGTTTTTTCATTATCAAACCACTCATTAAATTGAGCAAACATCTCTACAAAATCTCTATATTCCATTTTCCATTTTGATAATGGTTTCCCATCTTCCTTTAATACATCTGGAATATAAACTCCATCAATTCTTAAATCACCATAATACTTTCTATTTCTTCTATAGAAAATAACATCATCATCCCACATACAAAATCGTTGTTCATCAGCGTTATATATAATTTCTTTCCTAACTTTTGCAATAGTGTTTAGTTTATCAGATAATACTAAATACTCTGCATCATAATCATATAAATCTTTTTCTCTTTCATGAATAACAAAACAAACTTTTTCTTGTAATTGTTTTGGTAGATTATCCCAAGTTACTTGTTCATTAGGTCTGCCAAGTGTAGGTATATAAATCTTATCAATCATTTAGTATCTCCATTAATTTTTGGTTAAATGATTCCTCATAATATTCTATTGGTTTAGTTACACTTAAATACTTTTCTTGAATAGAATTTAACCATTGTAATCTAACACTTTCTGATGTAGAAGTCAAGCACTTTTTTATATCTTCGAAAGAAAACATTCTTTGTCTATCATCCAATACTAACTGATTATTACTATCATAATTTTGCCATACTAATGGAATAATATCACAACCTAATGCCTCATTGTATCTTGAAGTTAAATGTTCTTCTTGTCCTGGCCAATTAAAACAAAGTGTAAATTTACATTCTGATAAGTGTGGTAAAATATTAGTCATATTCTTATCGAACTTATGTGTGTATTGAAATCCATCAAAGTATCCAATTAAATTATTACTAATTGATTCATCTTTATAAATTTCTTTTAATATCAAGTGTCGTTCATCTTTTGATTCTTTACCAACATATAATGGTTCTATAAATCTTGTTTTTAGTTCACATCCAGCAGTACCATACTTTACAATCTTACCATCTTTATAATAATCCTTTACATGATAATCTCTCATCTCTGATGTAGAATCTATTTTAAATCTTTTAGAAGTTCCCCAATAACCAAAATCTTTATTTTTTGTTGTATTAAGATTTTGTTTTTTTATGTTTATATATTTTAAATGATGTAATCCACCTGGAAACTCACTCTCATCTATTTGATAAAATGTTAAATTAGGAATATCTTTAAAAACCTTATCTCTATATAATTCTATTGTATCTGCTTTATCACTCGTGAACAAAATAACTTTTCTTGGTTTAGGATTATCTTTTAAAATTTCTCTCATATATTCTACCATCCCCCAACTTCTACCCATCAATAGATTTTGAATCCTACCATATATGTTATAAGCAAATTCAGCTTCACTTGGTATTATCAACACATCAGATTCTTTAAGTATATTTAAATCTCTAACATTAGTTCTTTTCTTTTCTCGTGATGGTAAAGAACAATTGTATGTATCAAAATTATGTGGCCACGTATCATATTTTTCTATGAAGTTATTTAACAAATGATAATGTGAATCAACAATATGATTTAGTGGTTCACCCTTATAATATTCTGTACTTCGTAATCGAGTAACTACTACTTTCCCACATTCCAAAATAATGCTCCTTTAGTTGCGTGTTCTTTGATGAATGTCCAAGCCTTACTATCATAAGTTAGTGAACTCGGAAATGGTGGTAATTCATCTTTCTTACACTCTTGTTGAAATTTATATTTAGAACGAAATGTTTCTGCTCTACCCATCTCGTCTTCTGTTGTGTTGTGTCCTATTTGTACACCATAAAATTTTGCATTAGGCCATGCTCTTTGTAAACCTCTACTTAATACACCACTACTCATAACAGTCCAAACTTCTGTTGGATGTTCGAATCGTTTAATTGAATCCAAACTCATAGCCGCTCTACACATTGCCTCAATGATGATTGGATGGTCTCCACCAAACGGAATCAAGTGAGCTCCATTCTCTTCACAATATACTCTAGCCTTATGTTGTATATTTGTTAAGTATCCCATTGGAACCTCTATGATATTAGCACCCAACTCTTCTGCCTCATCAGTTAACCAATATCGTTTACCCTTTGGAACAGTCACGGTACATTTTCTATCTAAATCTTTACATGCATATGCTAATGATAATTGTGCATATCCTTGACGAGGCGATGCATATACAAACTCTTCTATATCAGGAAGTGATGCAACATATTGAGTAAACGCTCTTCGTTTAGTTCCACCATCAAGTAAATCATCACGAACAACTCTGATATCATCAAACTCTTCTACGATAGGAAGTGGTAATTTGACATCACATTTGATATCATCATAACCATAATCAAGAAATTTACTTATCACCGAATACCTTTTCTAAGTAGTTATCAATTTGAACACTTCTATATTTGTAGAGTAAGTTATTTGTTAATTCACTTGAAACATTATCTCCAATAACTCCTACTGAACATACGTTAACCCAATCATCATCACCAAAAGAATCTTCTCTAAAGATATCATATTCTGAACCATTGAGTAATTGCTTTACATTGTTTTCTAATTTATCATTTGGATTATGTAATTGTCCAAGAGTTCCATCTAAGTTTTTAACAACTTCTTTTTTATCTGAAATAGAATCATTAGATATTAAACCATTTGTGGTTTTATTTAAATTATAAAAGTTAATACCATGATATCTTATTTCTGATTTATTACTACCTTTAACAGAAAGATAATGTTCACATTCTTCTGTACCTGATTCGTTTGGATTTATATTAACCCAATTTTTTGTAGTACTTTTTAAAGAACAATGTCCTAATACATTATCAATGTAATTATACTTTCTTAGGAAATGGCTTGTTCTATCTTTTACTTTGTTAGTTAATAAAGCTTCTATAAACTGATTCTTATAATTAATTGTTTCTACAGAATTATCGTTTACAAAATATTTAACTAAGAGTTTTGATATATCAGTATCTCTATCTATTTCATTTATAGAAGCACCAACTAACTTATCAAAACTTGAATAAGAAACAAACTTACCATTAATGTGAATGTTCTGAATAACTCTTTGTTCCTTTAAAGTAAGTTCTTGTTTTGTTACTCTTTCATACTTTAATAAAATAGGAATCCATCTTGTACCATCTTCATTAATATATCCATTATCAAAATACTTATTTATTCTTTGTAAGTCTTTATACCAACCCCACAATGTTAAAGAAGATTTAAAATGTTCTAACATTGATGTATCATTATATTTGTAATCAATCTCACCATCATTATTTCTTGGAGCGTAATCTTCCATTTCATTATCTAACACTTTCATAATTTCATTAGATACAACATCTAATACACTACCTCTACCACTACCTTTTGTGTATCCACCCTTTGTGGTATAATAAGATTGTAAAACCCAACTAAACATTTTGGTACAATTATCTTGAGTAGGTTTAAACCTTTTTCTAATAGGTGAAAATATAGATTTTATCTTTTCATTGATAACCAAATTTAATTCATGATTTTCTGGTTGTCCTTTTAAATATTTATTTTGAAATTTTGCTAACACTTTATTAGATACAGAACTAATACCATTTGTTGCAACTCCTCGTTCACCAGAGTTAATACTAAAATCATCGATTGTATTTTCTGATGGAGCCCAACTAACTTGATATAAGTTAAGAATATTTTCAAAAGCATTTAATAAATCTGTATCGGATTTGAACTGATGATTTTTAACCCAATCTCTATATTGTTCTAATTGTTCCAATACAAAAAAGTTCTGATTGAATAAAGTTTTTTTATAATAATCATCAATAACATTTTGAATATTTTGATTTCTTTTAACAATTTCAAAAACAATATCATTAGTGTGTTTGTAATTATCATCTACAAATTCACCAACCTCTGTAATGAATTGGAATCTAATAGTTTTACCATCACCCCTAAAAACATATTTATCAAAGATTGATTTATCTTCTGCAAAATTTCTGAATGATAATCCCAATAAAAACATTTTAGTGTTACGAGTTAATCCATCTGAAGTACCCCATATCCCATTTTCTTTATCAAGAAGAATCATTGTAATCTCACCACCAAAATTAATCTTTACACCATTATCAATTGAATAATCTGGTGTAATTAAATTTTTATGAGTCAAATGATTATCTATCTCATCAACATGAATCTCTGCCTGTTCACCATCGTGGTCGTTATCTCTTTGGTTTGATGTTCCAGTCAATCCTAAATCATCACCCCAAAAATACATCATTGGGTTTCTTGGTGTTGTACTAAATGCCATTTACTATTTTCCTCTTATTAATTTATCTGAATATAACAATTTTTTTGTATATAAGTCAAGCTATTTTTTATAAAAAACAAAGATTGGTTCGAACTTGTATGCCTTACCATTGTGTTTTACAGCGTTTTTGATTCCACTTTTTGTAGGGTCTAATCCAACCATTCTTGTCATTAACATTTTTAATTTACCCTTATACTCACAACCTAACTCTTCCAAGATATCAATACTATCTTGTTCTAATGGATAATATAATGATTCACCAATCTTAATATCAGCAATGTTCCATAAAATATATCTATCATTTTTTAAGTACTCGTATGCTGTAGTTAATGTAGGTTTTAAGAAATTATCTCTCCAATCATCATATTCTGCATATGCTTTAAAACTTTGATTCTCATCTTGTGAATATTGTTCACGATTAAAGTAAGGTGGTGAAGTGAACACTATATCCAACTTACCTTTATACTTCTGAAACTCAGGATTGTTCCCAATTAATTCACTACCATCTGTAAATACTTCATAAGTATTACTTTGTTTTTCTACTTCAAAAAACTTTTGAAATGTATCACTAAAATTATCAATACAATTATCATTATAGAAATCAGCAACCGCTTGATATCTACCACTTGTATCTGGATTAGGGTCTGTACCAACATAATGTGCTTTCTTTCTCATACTCATAGAACCAATGATTCTACCACCCCAACCACTTGATGAATCATAGATTGTGATTGGTTCATCTACATGAGATGTATAAGTTTCATACAAATATTTTGCAGTTAGTGCTGGAAAGTTTACAGCTGGTTGTCCACAACTTAATCTAAACACTTGTAATATCTTTGGAAAGATTCCATCACTCTTATTATACCAACGAATCAAATAAAAGAACTTTGTTACTTTACCACTCTTACTTGTTTCCTCTGAAACTATATCACCAAGATTACTTATTTGTGTATTGTTTAACCAACCACTATCAACACACTCATTAACATCATCTGCTGTTAAATATAAATTCTCAAATCCAACAAACTGGTCATTGATGGTTCCATAGTTATCCATTGTTGTGGATTTTACTTTAGCTAAAACAATATCACAATCTTTGTATTTATCAACAAACACTTTACCCTCGTGTACATCACGAATAAAATCTTTACCATTTTGTCCATTCCAAAATGGATTCTCATCTCTTTTGTTTACAACACTTCTACTCCAACTATACATGGAGTCTTTCTTAACAGCTCTTCTCATAATCTTTACAAACTTCTCTTCCATATCAGGTTGTGCAAAATGGTCATAAATAGATAAACCACCCTCTGCACTTTTACCACCAGAGATTTTTGTTTTTAACATTGTTGGAAAGAATTGATTTACAGCACTAGCATCTTTATTGAAGTTCTGTATAATACCAAGAGATTCTTTATCACCTGTTTTATCTTGTTCTAAAAACTCACATGGATTCTTTCTTAATTTAGAAAGTGATTTGATAATACCATCTTCATCTTTACCAATGACAGGTGGTGTTCCATATTCATCCCATTGTGTAGTTACTTCTTTTCTTAATAGACGAGCCCACTCAATAAACTCTGAATCTGTTTTGGACAATAAGTCGTGATAAGTAGTGTTTGATTTGAAAGTATCAAACTTACTTTTTTCATAAAACCATTTTTTCAATTATATCCTCAATTTTTAATTTGTCAATACTAAATCTGTTTTCATTATTTTTGCAGTGTCAATCTTATAAGGTTTTGTACCAGGTGATTCTAATATATCAACTCGGTTTACGAACCTCTTATTCATTGTATCTTTAACTTGATAGACACCATCTTTATGACCAGTTCCACTCAACACTATGAAATCACCATAATCCAAGAAACCACCATGTCGTTTCAAAAGATTTCTACTAACCGCTATAAATCGGTACTCACTAGCTTTGTGTACTCTAATACGCGTTCCATCCGCGAGAATGTTCGGTGTAGAATCAGTTTGAGACGAAACAGGATGATACATTGTTACTGTCACTTCCATTCCCTCAAGTTTGAATTCCTCAACGATAGAACGTAATCTTTCGTTTTCGGCCTTCATTGTTCGAACTGAGTCCTTGTGGAACTCCTTGTAATTATCAAAGATATTTGTCCATACATAACCATTGAAACCAATAATTATCATAGCCAAAATATAAATTAATTTGTTCTTCATAATATTATTATCATAAAGTTCTTCATATACACTCATATATAAATATAACCTTTCATCACTAAAACTTAATGTTTTTGCAATTATTTTTTGTTAGTGGTAAGTGATGGATTTGAACCACCGTATCTCATACGAGAGTCAGATTTACAGTCTGATGCTTTTAACCACTCAGCCAACTTACCATTGTGGAGCCGGGCGGATTCGAACCGCCGTCTTGTTCACCCTTAATACCAAGTCATTCACAACTTAGTTAGATTCCAAATCGGTAGTCATCTACAACCCACCATATCCCATTTTACACAGAATGGTTTAACTGAGGTTTCATTTAAACTCTAAACCTTAAGTGAGCTTGGTTCCGATATCGACATCTTATCTTACTATCGGAGTCATAAGTAAGATGCATCTTACTCAAGCGTAAGCAACATTGGAATATGTGCCAATTCACAAAATGAACCTTTTTTAGTAGGTCTTGCTCAAACCTCGTTGCACTTAGATATCAAACAAATGCCAATCGATACCATTTCGGCCCCGAGCTAGTGATTGGATTCGAACCAACGACCTGAGCTTTACAAGAGCTCTGCTCTACCAACTGAGCTACACTAGCAAATAAATTACTCATCATCTAAATCCGAACTCCACTCCATATCACCTTCACCGAGTGTAATTAATGTATCTAATACATCAATTAAATCCTCAATCAAGTTCCAGTCTTCTTCTTGATATGCCTCTTCTAATTTTCTCTTAATTTCATTTAAGTTCATATTCTACTCCTACACTAAATTTATAGTATTGTCTACCCTTGATATCATTGTAATCAAAGATATTAGTAAGTATCAATCTATCAGAAATTTTCCAATTTAATTGAGCATAATCTTCCATATCAAAACGATTCTCACCAGTTAATTCATCTCTGAAATAATAACCATCCCACTTAACTTCCATTGAGAATTTGTCATTGATTTCTTTTTTTCTCTGAACACCTATAGATATACCATTTTCAAATTGTTTATCTGAATATAATCCAGTATATCCAATTGAGTAATCACCATTACGATAACGAATATCTGCCTTACCATATTGTAAATCACGAGATGTTTTATTAACATATTGTGGTTTAAAATAAAAGTTCTTAGGTTCATACTCAAACCATATCTCATCATCGATATAAGATTGTCCTAACTCTCGTTCCCAATCTCTTTTGAAATATATGTTCTCGGATTTAAACCCAAGTGCAATTTCATAATCATCTTTAAGAATAGATTCATCATTAGGTGTTCTTGCACTAAATGAAGTAAACAATACTAATCCACTAAGTAATGATTGTAAAATCATTTCTTTTTCTTCCTTGTGTATTTTCTTTTACTCTTACTATTCAATACAGGTTTAACTGTTTTCTTTTTTCTTGATATTGGCTTTTTCTTACCAACAATTATCTCTGTAAGATAATCACATACTTCTTTAAATGTCATTATATCACCTCTACTATTTTAGATTCTTTAACTACTTTAACTTCAAAAGCGTAAGGTGAATCTTTTAGTACCTCATTTACTTTTGCTTCTGCAACACTCACAGAATCACACTCAACTAAAAAACTTCTACGAGTTCTTTTTTCACGAACTCCATTTTTTGTTGGTATCTCTTCTACGAATACTACTTGTGCTTCATAATACATATTTACTCCTTTGTATACATATGTTTGTTTTCATTCCAATACTCATTAATAGATTCTCTTGTTGCTCCTTGTTTTTCAAATGATTCTTTACGAGTCATCATTGTCATAGGAACATCAGATAAATTATATGGTCTACCAAAGGTATCTCTAAATACCGATTCGTTTAACCATTCTTTTTTTGTCATTTGTTTATCCAAAATATAACTCCTTGTACTTATCTACAGCCAGTTCTTTGTGTTTTGCTTCAACCATAATATCTACATTGTGGCCGTAGGTATCAATGTAATCCACAACATAATCTGAATGTGCTTGTGGTTTAATACTTTCATCCAATTGTTCTACACTACGAGATTCAGAATAATGAACCACTGGTTTGATATCACCCCAAGTGGATATTGCTAACTCAAGTGCTTCTTGTTCTGATAAATCACCAGTATTAAATCTATGATGGTGATAATCAAATACAATTGGTATTCCAATTCTTTCGTGAATGTACATCAAATCTTTTACTGAGTACATACTTGCTTTATCGTCATTCTCAACAGTCAATCTTGTTTGTACTGATTCAGGTAATCGTTCAAAGTTCTTACAGAACCTATCCATAGCTGATATCTTATCACCATACACACCATTACAATGTATGTTTAGTTTGTTGTAAGGTGTACGAGATAACCCCATCATATCGAACTCTTCACCATGTATAGTTAAGTCTTTGATAGTGTTCTGAACTACATTCTCATTCGGTGATACCAATACATTGAAAGGGCCAGGATGAGCGGTTAATCTCATTCCATGAGTAGTAGCCATTGTACCAGCTGAATGAAACCATTTTTTAATCTCATCTATATCTTTCAAATCAATCCACTCGTACTCAGTTTTCCACGGTGCTAAACCAGAACTCAAACGATAGAAATCATAACCATTCAATACATTCCATGAAATAATTTGATTCAAATCTTTTACATTTTGTAAACATAATTCTGATGCATAATTCACACCTTTCTCATCAAAGGTTCTACGAATCATACTACGATTTGTTGTGATTGGTTTTGTACCTTTTGGTTTATTACCATACTTAGTAGGATAACTCAATGCCATATTGATACATGCATAACCAATTTTGTTATTTACCATTCTTCATTTCTCCCAAAGTTATTTTTTTCAATTCTCATTTTTAAATGTCTTTTATATAACCACATAAAATATATAGTGTTGAAATTCTTCAAAATGTATTTTATTTTTTTAATCATCTAAATTACTATCTATCTTTTGCTGGTGTATCGTATTCAATTAATCCAGTAAACTCTGATGATGAGCGAATTTTCTTACCCAATCCTTGTTGGAATTCAATTCCTAATTCACTACATACTTTAACCTCTGGTGAATTACTAGCATCTTTATCACCACCATTACAAAATACTAAGTCATTGTGTGGTTTAAATTGTGCTACCATTTCTAATGATTTACACACGGTCTTATCTTTATCAACTGCTAAGATTGCTTCATCAACCATATCTAAATGAAATACGATTTCTAATCTATCTTTTTCAATCATAAACTCATCACCTTTTTTCTTCATACATTGTTCACGATTATTAACGATAACGATTAATTCGTCTGCTAAGTCCTTAGCCATTTTAAAGTATTCTAAGTGTCCTATATGTAGTGGGTCAAAGTATCCACTAACTATTGCTGTCTTTTTTTTCATTTTTCTTTTTGTCCTTTTTGTTTCCAAATATTTTTTCCCAATTATCATCATACTTTTTTTTGTTTGATGTTCTTGGTGCACTACCTTTTATGGTTCCAGAATCATATATTGATTTATTTTTCTTTGTCATTAATCTATCCATTTGCCGTGGTTGTATAAATGCCAACATCTATGACTAAATATCATCCAACCTAACTTCAAATAACTATCTGTTATGTATTCACCCGCATTACATTTATAACTTACTATCTTTTTCATTGAGTATCTCCATTAATTTGTCCAGCTCAAATGCCACATAGGTTTTACTACGATTTCTCTTAAACACTACCAAAGGTATGTGTTCACCGGCATTATCTTCTGCTTGTTGAAGGGAACTCCATATATTAAGTTTTTCTTGGTTTTTACATTCCACCGAAAATGGAAATAATTTACGAGCTGCTGGTGATAATAGAACATCTTCACCAGAATCACCCATTGTTGTTGAGCGAACATCATCTGGTTCTAATTCTTTGAATGTTTCTAAGATTAAATCACGAACGTCGTTTTGTAACCTTTTACCTTTATTCTTGGCTGAACGAGTTTTCATACATTAATAAGTATAAGATAAAACTTCTAAAATGTATTTTTTTTTATTTTGAGAAAAATAAATGTGATTTTTTTGTGATTAGTCAATATATATTATTAACTACTAGCTACCCAAAGGGCAAAATTCAATATACAATATAGGTAATCAGAAATTACCTTTCCACTTTTTACGATACTCTTGTTGGGCCCAGTTCTCAGCTTTCTTTTCCCACTTATTTGCAAGATATCTATCCTTACCATCTAACTCAGCCATATTACCTGCTTGAGCATATTTCTTTAAGAACTTCTTTCTTCCATACTTATCGACTTGGATTGCGTGGTGTATTTCGTGTAGAACCGTAATGATAAAGTCATCTACATTATCATAATATTTGTTTAATTTAATCGTATCGGTGTCCCAATTATAACCACCTTTATCTTTATGACCTTTTTGTTTAGAATAATTACCAAACTTTACTTTAGATTTTAAATTATAATTCTTTACTAATTCATTCGCTACATATAGTAAGTCTGTTCTTTCCATTAGTAAATGTAGTTCTGTTAATAGTTTTTTCATTAGTAATTATAGGTGTTTGTTGAATCTACCAATACCAATGAAAACTCACCCGTGATATCGGAAGTGGCAGTTACTTGTTCTACTCGTAAAAACACATCTGTTTTTGGTGGTATAAAATCTGGAAATTCATACCTTCTTTGAAAGGTGTTCATTGAGTTTGTTCCTAAACCTACTTGGTCTTTTACTTTTCTAACGGTTTGATTTGTTCCGTTGTTTTCACGATATATTAATTGTACATTTGCTGCTTTACCTGAAGCACCAGTCAATATACTTGATGACCATTTTAACAAATATGCTCTTTTGTTTTTTGGAACGGTATAGACTGCCATTTGAGTTTGACCTTCATTAGCAGGTATTTGTGCTATATAATTGTTCGGAACTCCACTTGACCAAGTTCCATAACCAATATTGATATCTCCGTCATTTACTTCATTTGAACCAGCGTGAGTAATGGATGCTCTATGAACTCTTGAAAATGTTTTACTACCAGTTATTGGTGTTTGTCCATTTAGAACAAATGTTTCTTCTTGTACAAAGTAATTCTCATCTAAACCTTCAACTTTTATTTGTTTAGCACCATTACCTGCAGCAGTATCTGAACCACTTGTTGATGCTACATAAATATTAATACTTGATGTTAAAAAAGGATAAACACCACCAACTGACCAAATATCTTCTGGGTCTGTTGTGGTTTGGATTTCACGATTTCTACCGAATTTAAAAACCGTATCAATCTTTTCTCCTAAACTGAATCCTTTATAAATCATTGTTTTCCTAATTATTGATAAACCTATCTAAATAATAAATATCTGGAACTTCGGAAATCGGTATGTATGAATAGTCTGTGTGTTCGTGGTCAAGAGTTGGTTGTAGTTCTTTATCACTTTTGTAATGAAATACATACATAAAATTACCACCCTTTTCAATAGGTCTTTCTACTTTGTATAAGAATTTTGGTTCTGTTGGTAATGTGATTTGAGTTTCTTCTTTGAGTTCTCGGTGCATTGCTTTTCTTGGTGTTTCACCGACTCTTATATGACCCTTTGGTATTGTGTATCCACCTTCTGTTTTGGTCATAATTAATATTTTGTTATTAGATTCTATAATTACACCAGAAGTTGAATCTATATCATCTGGATGTTTTTCTAATAATGTTTCTAATTTAATCATAGTTTACCTTCATCTTTCCACATAGTAATCTGAACATAAGACACTACCATTACTACACAAATTATTGCTATTATATATTCCATTATCTCCAATCCCATATTTTAAATAAATTATATGTAACACCAATACCAATTACTGGTTCGGTCATACCGGTGGTGTTGTTGTATGCCACACCTATAAAAGGCCCAACACTAAATTGGTTTCTTGGTGGTTCTATTTTTTGGACATCTCCTCGTCCTCGTATAGTGATTCCACCTAAATAACTCTCATCAATATACGAAACAAATTTGTCTTTGTCAAGCTTTTCTATCTTTGGTGATAAATTAATTTCACCTATGGTATTGACATTTACCTTTTTAGTAGTGAGATAATCATCTCTCCACGCAACCAATACTTGACCTTTGGTTTCATATTGTCCAATACGATTGACTTGTTTATCTTCAAACTCAAATCTATCATTAAAGACTTTACCTTTGGTCATTGATACTAATGGTTTAGACGAAAGTATTTCTACTTTTTGTTCTAAGTCGTATAATCTTTCCAATAGTAAAGTATTTTCACTACCACGAGTTTCGTTATGTTGTTCTAAATCTTTTAACAACCTTTGATTCTGAACAATTAATGTACTGACTTTATCTTCTAAACTCTTGATTTCTTTTTCTTGAGCATTTACTTTTAAAGATAATGTAGCGAACTCACGATATAATTGTTTGACATCATACTTGTTGATAAAGATTGTAGTTCCTAACAACAAGACTGCTCCTACTAATGAAAGTATATCTTTATAATATTTCTTGAATCGCATTACCTATCGCCTCTTTAAGTGCTCCACCGAGTTCACTTCTATCGAAAGGTAGTTCTTCATTTATCTGAAAACCTGTGGAACTAATTTCTCTATCGATAGTTCCTGTTCCATTACCACTTACTACTTTACCTGTTTTCTTATTCTTGATTTCCACCACTACACGAACTTCTGTTGTAGTTGTTTCTCTTCTAAATAATCCAAGTATTGTTGTACTGGTTCTTGGTTTTCCAAGATAAACAACTCTTGCTGTCATTTCAAAATCTGAGTCTTGTTCTACCAAGTCATATCTTGAGTCCATAACGTTTTCTGTCAATATATTCGTTATACCTAAGAAAACTCTTGAGTCTTCAAGTCCTTCAATCTCTGCTTGATTAACGAAATTGTTAATTGACAAAGTTGGAACTTTTAAATCATCTTGTCCAACCATTGTTGGTTGTGGTAATTGTGCAAACACTACACTAAGTAATATTGCGATTGACCATAGTTTCTTCATTTGTTGTCTCCTATTGCATATCCTATTCCCAATCCGAGAATAAATGTTCTAATTCTTTGTTTTCTAATTTTTTTCTTGATGATGTGTTTTCTTTTCTTATCTTGTTTCTTCATTCTCAACATCATCTCATTAACTTGTTGTTCTCTGCGTAATTGTTTTTGTTTGTTAAACTTTTCTTGACGCATTTGTTCTTGTTCTATAACTGATTGTCTATGTTCTTGTTTAGCTTCATCAGTATCGTTTATGGATTGTGCCATTAAAGGAACCATAAATAATAATATCAATAGTTGTTTCATTTTTACTCCTTAAAAGTTTGTTCCAAATACAATGGAATAACTTATGTTTCTTTCACCTAAATCATTGACTAAGGTATTGTATCCTACATTGAAACCAAAATTCATTTTAAAGGTTTCGGTAAAGTTTATATCAATGTTTGCACCTGGATAAATCAATATAGGACTTTCCAGTAATAAATATTTGTTTTCTGTTTTTAAACCCTCAAAATATCTAAATAATGTATAACTTACAAATGTTTGTAAATTAATCGTATTATCTCTAAATTTTATTGGAAATCTATATCCATACATTAAGTTTAGATTTAAAAAGTTTTCTCGTGATATTCTACCTATTGATGAACTTATCAATCCAACTTGTCTAATATCATTACGAATTACTTTTCCGTAATTACCTGTGATTAACCAATCACTACCTTCAAATGTTCTATAATATAATGCTCCTGCATTCCAAAAAGCATTCTGGTTTTTATCCTTATCCTTTCTGGTATTTCCGTATAATCCCAATACCTTTTTTAAATCTAAAGTAATGTTTAAAGTATAATTATACTCTTGTGTTAAATCAAAATTTTCTCTTGTGTATACCGAGTTAAATGTTGCTACTGAACCCCAATCGTAAAAAGTATTAACGATATCTCCACCGATAAAACTTGGTTCTCCCGCACCGATATCTTCTTCGTCTTCTCGTTCCAACTCGTCCGATAAGTTTGTAGCGACTGCTGATGCTAATGCTTCTTCTGCTACATTAACCGCACAAGGAAATAGTTTTTCAAAATCTCTATAAACTTGTTGTGTCCAATTTTGTAGAGTTCCGTCTGCTACTTCTAACCAAGTAAAGAATCTTCGTTGGTTATAATAAGTAACCCAAAATCCATTCTCAGTTGTTTCGGTTGTATAATTTAAATTAACCGCTTGTTGATTACAAGGGTCTATATAATTATAACCGAAACCTTGTCCGTAAAGACTACTGAATATTAATAATGTGAGTAACCATTTCATTCATTTCTACTTCCAATTACAATCCAAATAATTGTATTTCAATAAACAAAAGGGTTGCAAAAAATGTTAATGTGAATAGTATTGCTTTTGGAATTTCTAAGTAATCTTTTTTCTTTCTTTCTCTTGAACAACAATCAGACATTACCAACCTCTTTTTTCCAATCTTCTCAATACATTTGCTACTGCTGTAATTACTGCACCTGTTGTTGCGAAAGATACGGTTGATTGGTCAAAAGACATATCAAGATTTTTCAATACACCTTCACCTTCTTTTGCACTTGTTCCTAATCCACTACCTGTAATGTATCTACCTGTTTCTACATTTACTAAACGAACTTGGATACCAACCATAGTTGTGTTGGTTATTTTTGCTTTTCTTCTTTTGATTTCTTCTTGATTGGATACTGCAAAGTCATAAACTTCTGCATAAGCAAACCATTTGGTTGTTGCGAACTTACCGACATTTAGTTCTTCTTCCAATAATCCATCAACACTTCTTTCCCACTCTTGTACGATTTTATTTATTACTTCGTCTTTTTCTTCTACGAAATAAAAACGACCTGCCTCTTCTAAGACTTCGATAATTCGATTGGTTATACCAAACCCCACTCTTTTATCTCTAAGTTCTGGATATTGATTGATAATGTTTTGTGGAATAGAAATCTGAATTAATTGTATTCCTTCTGGTTCTCCGTCATACCATTTAATATCATCTAAGGTTTTTTCTGCCTCGTATGATGCTATTTTAGATTGTACTTTTGTTTTTGCTGATTGTGCTTCAATATTAGATGTTGCACAAACTAATAAAAACATCAACACAAATATGTTGAATAAATGTTTCATATTTCTACTCCTGTTTATTTTTTAAATTTAGCTAATGGGTCTCCGTGGAATTCTTCAATCTTGTTATCAAGTGTTTTGATAGCACTATTAAATGATTTCACTTCACCTTTTAGACCTGCGATATCACCTTTGATATCTGATAAGTCTACACCCTCATATGAATCAATCTTTTCTGTAAGGTAGTCGATTTGTTTTTCAAATGCGTCTAACTTTTGTCCAACTAATTCTATGTCTGATGTTTCTGCAAATCCCTGAACTACTTCTTCTAATGAATCTATTCTACCTGTAAAAGTATACCAACCTGCGATGAGTGATGATAATACCGTTACGATAGCAACGATGTTCTGAATTGATAGTCCGAACTTTGCGTTTTGTAAATTATCTACTAACTGCTCTGCGTCTACTTGTTTCGCCATTTTATTCTCTCCTTAATTAACAACAATTACAATTGCAACAATC